CATGCAGATAGCGTATTGATCGAGCTGTGAGTAAGTATCGAGATCGATGACTTTCTTTCGTGCCATGGTAAAAATTATCGCTCTAAGAGGATGTTATAAATCTCATCGACACGCGTGTTGAGTCGCTTAATTTCCGACAGAAGATGTGTGATCACATAACCTGCAAGCCCACCGATTACGGCAAGGCTGGCGAAGTAAAGAGTGAAGAAGTTCTCTTGGGTCATTTCTTCTTTTCGACAGTATCGACTGCCGCCTCAAGAGAGTCCACGATGATCTCGCCAATAGCCTTTTTAGCTCGATAAGACTTGATCGCCTGACGAATCACAGGAATTGCAATAAGTCCTAGTGTTGCGTAGATAATTGCTTCCATTATTCTGTCTCCTCATCTGGGATGTCGATTTCTTCAACGATGTTGTTATTTGGCTTGGTTGGGTCGTAGCCGCCTACGCCATAAGTAATTTGTTTCATACTGCCGACCTAATCCATACGTAAGGAATTGATCCAGCTGTTGTCTGTGTCGTTGTATTGGCAAATGCTCCCGTGACTGTGTTTTGCTGAAAACCTACAACCTCAGTGCTAGCGGCAGAAGCGGAACCAACGATCATAAAATTAGCAAATCCAGATGTAGCAGGTCCATTTCCAGAATAGCCAGGTGTTGTAGGTGCTGTGCCTTGTTGGCAAAATGCCAGCCAATAAATACCAGCTTGTAAAGATTGCGATATTGTAATTTCATAAACAGTAGTTGCCGCGGTTACTGAAACAGTTCCAGCATCCAAAATCAAGTTGCTCGGATAACCATTTGAATCCCCGTAAATCCCGATTCTCACAGTCGTAGAGCCAGAAAATGTCGATGATCTAATAGCGAGCCTATCGAAAGACGTCGTTTTGTCCACGAATATAGGCATGTAATAAGCTCTTTGATGAGTGATAGTCGTGCTAGCAAATTGATTGACTGGAGTTCTGTAATACATTCCAGCAGTTTTGCTAACCATTGCAGTTGCGCCTGTGTCGCCTTTAGGTCCAGTTGCGCCTGTCGCTCCAGTTGCGCCTGTGTCGCCTTTAGCACCAGTCGCGCCTGTTGCGCCAGTATCACCTTTATCGCCCTTGTCGCCTTTAAGTCCAGTTGAACCAGTTGGACCTTGTGCGCCTTGCGCTCCGGGGTTTCCTTGAGTGCCTTGTAAACCTTGAGGGCCTTGAGGTCCCTGTGGACCCTGAGGACCTTCTGGACCCTGTGGACCCGGTGGGCCACCTGCATCGCCCTTGTCTCCCTTTTCGCCTTTAGGACCGGGGAATAAGTTATTAGAGCTGATCGTTACGCGACCCATTACTTACCACCTAACATCGGGATACTAGAAAAGAACGAACCATCGAGATCGCCTGCCTTAGTGAAAGAAACATGGAGATGGTGATTGTGCGGATTAGATCCCTTGTAAGGTCTCCAACGCCAGCCCAAGCGAGACGATGCAATTCGTCCAGCGAAGATGATGTAAGCAATTCGCTTCTCTCCAGCCTTGGCCGCGAGTCGAATCTGATCTGCAATATCTGGCATGAGGTCGGGCTTGCCTGACTTATGGACATCTCGATCGACATCGATGGCTCTAACAATTCCATTTTCGTCAGGATTGTGGTCACTAGTAGGACGCGATTGATGACGCAAATCGCCCACCCATCCATCGCTACGTCTATCACGATCACCGAATGAGTCATCGAATTGAAGTCTTAATTGTTGGCCAGCCTTGCATAGAATAGGTTTCATTATCCGAAGATCGCCTGTGCTTCTTCGAGGTTGAGTCCAAGTGCCTCAAGTTTAGCAATAGCAGAAGCCTTAGCCGCTGCCTTGTCTGCGATGGCTTGAACTTCAGCAGCTTCTAGTCGCTTGATCTCGTCTGCAATTTCCTTCTTAGTCGGAGTCTTGACTCCTTCTGTGTACCAGACGATCGTAGAGATATCTTCATTGTTCAGCGTGAACTCTGCGCCCGGACGAAGTGATTGAAGTGCCTGTACCAAAATCATACGAGTATCTCCATTGCTGTAAGTTGGCAACTATTGTTAGCGTTGCCCTGTACATTCTGAATGTTAAAAACATTGTTTATTTGCAGTTTGTAAGTAGTTGCGCTGGTTGTCGCTGGCGAATCGACCCACTCGACTACAGGCTGGTGATAGTGATTCCAACCGACTTCATTTCCCTTATAAGTGCCAATTAGAGCTGTGTGTAGAGTAGTCGAACCTCTCACAATTCTGTACTGGCAAGTGCTGTAAGTCAGCGTACTTGTACCTTGGAACATCGCGAAGGCGCAGTTAGAAGTAATAAGAATCTTGCTAGTCGATAAGGTTGGAGTAATTGTTACAGTGACGTCTGTTAAATCAACCCAGCCTGAAGTTGCGCTGGTTGTTGCAGTTGTCGTTGTAGTAGTGACGATCTGCCCGATACGAGGCGTCGATGAGACTGTTCCCCACACGAAGTCCATGTCTGTTCCAGACGCCTTCTTGAGAACCTGATCGGTTGTTCCGCCCTTGAGATCGATCAACGATGTATCGATAGCAGAGCCAAGGGTACGGATCGCGAGTGCGCCATCCTTGACGTAGCCCGTGTTATCAGGTGTCGTCCATCCGAAGTTAGTTGTTGTTGCCACGCTTGCCCCTAGTCATCGTAAGTGTTCCATTGTACCGTAGAGCCCACGCCATTCCATGTAAGAGACGCTGAGACGTCCTGCCATCGAGTAGGAGTGAAACTGTAGGTATAGTCGGTTGTGTTAAGAGTCAAGATCATCTCGTATTGATTGATCGAGAATGTGTAGCCTTCGACGAATCCTCGATAGGTTGTGTTCTTCAAAGCGATTGGCAGGGTCGTTACTTCGATTGGCTCACCCATGCTCATAGAGATGTAGAAGTCCTTAAGAGCATCTGAAACGTTAGGTGAATTGATTGGGATCGTGAATGAGCTGAGAGAGGTGCGAGGATAGGCTCTAAGGGTTACATAGCGATCTGCCTGTGTCTGGGCATCTGCCGCATTGTGAAGTTCAGTAGAGATCGATCCATCTACCTGCCCGAAGTCCGAAATACTAGTTGCATCTGTGGCTGTCTTGGTTCCAGAGTGATAAGTAAGAATAAGGTTGTTGAGGATATCTGCCAGAGTCTTCTGACTTGAGACGTTACCCCAGAGAATGTGATTGTTAGGAATGACTGTGTAGCCATTGGCCTTAGCGTCATTGGTACGACGCGACTCATTGGCGAAGCCAACCTTGCCTAGTGAAGTCTCATAGATGTACCCGAAAGCCTGTTGTCCGAATGAAGCAGCTAGTGAATAAGCATCTGCTGGAGAACCTGATCGAGCCGCGAACTCATAGATCGCTGGGCTATCTACTACATCGATGGTCTGGCCTGCATCTGTGAAGATGCGAGTCATGCGATCTGTATCAAACTCCTTGGGGAATGTCGATCCACCGATGATCTTGCGAGACATCTGGGAGAACGGGCCGACGGCTGTGATGGTCTGGACTGCATTAGTCCCGATTGTGCCTGAGCCTGCTAGGTTGTTATCAACGCTTGTGATCTTGCCTGTAAAGATCGTGACGTCTGAGCCTGCGACGTTCTTGACCTTGATCGCTACTACTTGGTTCATCTCGAAGCCATAGTCTGTGTTAGCAGTATTTAGAATCGAGATACGAGCATAAGAAGATCGAGCCTGTTCCCAGACTGAAGTTCTGCCATAAGATATCTGAACGTCTGCAAGCGTGATCGACTTACGATCTACTCCATTGACTGTGATAGTTGGTTGGGGAGTCCAAGGCATTATGCACCCACCAGTAGAGAGGCTCCAACCTTGTTGAACGTGCCTGAGAGTGTCGCTTCACGATTGAGGATCTGAGTGATCTGACGAGCTGTGGAGATTGGATCGATTGCGCCATTGACGGTGATATTGATGACGTTGCTACCGCCACCACCGAATGCGCCATTAGGAATGATGTTGCCTGAACCTGAAGGCGTAAATAGTTCTGGGCCTTGCTCGCCTACGAGATAAGTTGTACCGCCTACGACTGGGCCACCAGCGGCTCGACCACCGCCGAACATTCCGCCAATAGCACCACCGATCTTTGAGCCTAGGCTGATAAGTGTCTGGAATCCACGGATGAGCGCACCGACTACATCGACGACTGCTGCAATAGCAGTTCCAATTCCTTGGATGGCGATCTTAAATACTCCACCTAGGAATGGAGCAACGTACTTCTGAATAAACTCTAATAGGGCTTGGAACTCTTCTTTGTTATCTGATACTGCGCCTTTAATCTTATCGAAGGCGAATTGGATACCTTGAAATACTGGGATGAAGATTGACTTAGCAGCTGTGACGAATGCATTAAGAGCCTTGCTAATTCCCTTTTCTCCGCCGATTGAATCGATGAAAGTCTGGACGCCTGGCACTACCTTCTGAACGATGAAATCGACTAATGGAGTAATAGCATCGAGAACGAATACGCCTACTGTCTCCTTGCCTTCATCAAAGGCGATTTTAAGTCGATCCATCTTGCCTTGGAATGTATCTGCTTGCTTTGAGGCTTGGTTCTCGAATGTCTTAGCAAGTTTGGCTGTAATTTCTTCCATGCTCATTGACGCTAGTTCAGCCTTGGATAGACCAATACCTAAACGTCCTAGTGATGCAGTATTGCCCTCAGCTGCGCGAGCCATGGCATTAGTGACGGCTTCGAGTGACTTACCGCTACCAGCCGCAACATCGATGGCGATGGCTTGTAACTTCTGGGCTGCTTCAACATCTTTAGTTGCTTTAACTAAACGATCGAGGCTTGGACGAAGTTCATCGTCTGTGACGCCTTTAGCCAGAGAAGTTTTTAAGATATATTGCTCGGTGGCCTTGATCTGGGCATCTGTGGCCCCAGTCACGTTCTTGAGAGATGTTGCTAAACGTATCTGCGCGGCTTCATCTGCGATTGCAGCCTTGACTCCATCGATGGCTAACTTGCCAGCGTAGGCGACTGCCGCTACTCCTGCCGCTGCGAAGGCGGCTCCTGCGATCTTGCCGAACTTAGTGATCTTATCGCCGAATGACGAAACCTCCTTAGAGCCTTTAGTAAGGCTTGCGCTAAGGTCTTTGACTTCTCCAAGGATTGCGAGTTTAAGGGTTCTGCTATCTGAAGCCATTAGAACTCCTTAAGAATCTTTGAGAAGGCATCTTGCCATTCCCGAATAATATAAGGCTGGATAGCCTTGAGTGTTGGATAGATGAAGTAGCCATAGTTACCTGATCGGAAACGTGGGGTTCTGGCTGGGAACTGCTTAAACTTGTTCGAGCCGAACTCCATGCCACCCCAGAGTTTTTTAGTATCTGCTCCACCAGAAAACTTCTGAGAAGCGAACCCTAGACTGATCTCACCTACCTTGGAACTTTTGGAAACCTTGCCACCTTGAGCAATACGGACTGCAACCTTAGTGGCGACAGTTCGAGTAGCAGAAGCCTTCTGAATCTGACCTAACGCATAGTCGGCAAGTGCGCCAGAAACCTTCTTGGCTTCCTCGACCGCCTTCTCGTCCATAGCCTTGAAGGCGCGGATAACTTCTCGGATTTCTTTCCGATTGTAAGCCTCGACCTCAGCTTGGTTCATTACGCTCCTTCAGTATTTCGATCGCCGTTAAAATATCTTCCGCCGATTCCCACTCCCTCATCGGGATGTGAGTTGCGATTGCTAACTCGACTAGGAGTCGGCTGATACTTCCTCGGCTATGGCTTTTGGGCTATCAGAGTTCACATCCACATCTTCCACGCTTTCCATCCAAGCATCGAGAGGCTTTACAGGTTGCCCTGCTGCTTCTCGCTTCATGGCACTATGCGCTACGAATAAGATGTCCCACATTCCAGAAAAATCTGAGATCGACTTCTGACTAGCTTGTTCCCATTTTGCGAAGTCAGGTGGATAGGCCACATAAGTAGCCTGATCCCCAGACCGATATGTAATTGTGATTGCTTTTTTCATCTTTGCTCCCGTTTGTTAGATTATGAGATGGTTAGGGTTGGCTTTGCTGTTCCCTGTAGAACGAATGTGATTGACTGCGCATCCTTGCCAGTTCCAGAAGCATCTGGGAATACTGGAAGAACGTTACCTGTGAAGACTGCGCCTGTGGCAGCTGTGAAGGTGTAAGCAAGTGAAGTGTTTGGTGCTGATGATGCAGCAGTCCACATAGCCTCGCAGAGTGAGTTAGTTGCGCCCCAGTCAGCAAGCATTGTTACTGAGAGAGTTGCTGTTGTGTCTAGCGCGAAATAAACCTTGCCATCGATTGTTTCGTATTCATTGCGCTCTAGTGATGTTGCTAGTGTTGTTGAAGTTGTTTGATCGCCGTATGCCTTGCTATCGATTGTTAGCGAGATGTCGCGACCTGTGATAACTGTTGTTGCCATTTTGTCTCCTTAGACTGTTCGCGTGTAGTGTGTACTAACGACGATATCGGCTACGAGCAGATTGCTTGCGCCTACTTGTGTGACGGTTGGACGTTGAACATCGCTCACTTCATAACCTGCTGGAATGGCTAGTACAACGCTTTCGATGAGTTGCTCGATGTTGTCGAGCGATGCTGGATTGCTTGAGTAAGCCACGCAGCAAGATATAGTGAAGTTGAGTTTACACTTGAACGTATTATTGCCGATCGTGTCGAACTCCATGTATGGTGAAGATGGGACTAGAACTACCGCTGGAACTGGGACGTTCTCTGGGACGTATGAGAAGACGTTAGCTGCGACCGATCCAAGTGCTGTGGCAAGCGGAGTGCGGACGGCTGAAAGAATAGTTGAGGCTGGCATTACTGGGCGATCGTTCCGACATCGACGAGTGAACCTAGGAGACCTACGCAGCGATTGTAAAGTGATCGGCCCATTCTGAATGGCGACGGGCTAAAGTCCACGCCTTCGATCTGGCCACCTGCTGCTGTGCGACTCTGGAAGATTTCGACAGAGACGACTAGGACGGCTGATTCTACTGCGCTATTTCCGACATAAGTCGATGCACCAGTAAGGGTAGCCAACCCTGATGGGATTACATTTCTTGAGATGATATCAGCGTTAGTAATAGCCGCTGAGAATGCTGCGTCATCGAGCAAGTCTGTTGTGACTGTTCGAGTGCCATTGAAAGGCGTTCCGCATCCGCTGATAACTACGGACTGGCCTTCGCTGAATGGGTTCATCTGAACTGTTGAGAAGTAAGCGACGTTATTGTTTAGCGAGACTGCATCGATGGCGACTGAGTAAGTCACGAGCATTGGCAGGATGATCGCCTCTGCACTATCAATGATGTCTGATAGAACTGCGTCCGAATACAGAGAGGAAGAAACGCCAAGGGTTGATCGAAGCTCTGAAGCCGTGATAATTGTTGGCATTTCTATCCTCTCGGTAAACGACTGGGGGAGCGATCGGGAGCAACCGCCCCCCCATGCTTAGTTAGTTATTAGGTAAGGTTGAAGCGACGAACGCCTGCGCCGACCTTTGTTGCGATTGCGTAGTAACCGTAAACTGCTACCTGCAAGCGACCATTTGCGAGTGCTTGAACCTGAACCTGAGTCTTTGGTGCCTCGTAGAATGTGACTGCCTCTGGAACGACGAGGAATGCTGAATCGTCGATGAGAGTTGTTGTAGTCATGTGAGGATCGACGAATAGGTTAAGACCCATTACGTTACCTGTGATTGAGTTTACGCCGACGTTTCCTGGCGCATTTGATGGCTGAGCCGCTGTGAAGAGTGGACGGTTTGTTGTGTCTTCAGCTGAGATGATTGTCTCCCACCATGCTGTGTTAGCAATGATGTTCTTAGCGAACTTGCCTGCTGCTGCGTAAGCGGCTGGAACTTCCTTGCCGACATAAGCCTTGAAGCCTGCGATTGTTGCAGCCTGTGTTGAAGCCTGTGTACCGCCAGCGACGAGAGCTGCTACTAGAGCCTGATCTGTTGCCTTTGCGTATGCGTAGTTAAGTTCCTTGATGAGTTCATCGTAGAACGCAGGTGATGAACGATCTAGGAGTTCCCATGAGATGTTCTGAAGTCCAGCAGCCTTCTTGACGTCTACTGTGATGTAAGTAGAAGCCATTTCTGTTCCGCCTAGTGCTTCACCTTCTGTTGAAGATCCATCTACTGTTGGAGCAGTTCCGAGCTTAGGAATTGTGAAAGACATTCCTGATCCTGGCAATACGCCACGAGAAACTGCATCTACGGCTGGACGGCCATCGATTGAAGTTGTGATGAACTCGTTCATGTGTGGAGCGAGTGTTAAACCTGTGTTTGTTGAAGTGTCGTTAGTTGCTTTAACGAGAGTTTGTGCTTCGTTATCGCCCATAGCGGCTTTGATGTTCGCCTCAAGGAACTGACCTGCTGTGAGGTTAGGATTGATGCGTGGAGTTGCGTAGAATGCTGGCTTTGGAGCAGCAGCCTCTACTTTGGTCGCTTCTACCGCTTCAGTTACGGCAGGAGCTTCTTGAACGGTAGTGTCGGACACTTGTTCTCCTTCTGTTGGTTGGTTTGCATCTGCTACCTCTTCAGGAGCAGAATCTTCTGATGCAGCGACTTCAGCAACACGCGCTGAATCGATTGCTGGATCGGTGACGAGTGAAGTCTCGACGATCGATGACTTGCTGATGACCATAACGCCATCTTGGTTGTCCCATGCATCGACCTTGACGCCGACTGAGAATCCATCGCGTAATCCTGTTGCTGCTTCGATAAGGCTATCGTTTCCAGCCGCAGTCTCAGCAATCTTGAATGTTGCAACGATGCCTGAATCGGTGATCTCGTGTGCAATCAGTTTGCCGATTGGACGTGTGCGATCATGCTCTAGGAGCAATTTGATGTTCTTATTAAACTTGATTGAATCTGAAGCGAAGATAGTTGGCCCAGCAGAAGTGTTGCCCTGCTCGCCCCATGTAACGATCTGGCCAGAGATTGTGCGAGATTGTGAATCCGCAGCTGTTAGTGTGATTGGGACTTCGATCTTCATCGGATTAGGTCCTCTTCCTCTTGGATTTGTTCAACGCTCATCGCGCCGATTGTGTTGAGTATCTGATAAACCTGAGCGCGTTCGTAAGGATTTCCGCGAAGGAAGTCGTCTAAGTCGAAGCGGATTTGTGAAGTGCTAGGGCAGATGTCTGGAAGTGAGAGCCTGCTCTCGATCGCAGCCAAGATTGGGCGAAGCGAGAAGTCCACCAAAGAGCGACGTTCTGAAGTAGCGTTGGAGTAGGTCATAGAGGTAGTTTCTGCTGAAAGGAAGTAAGCAGGGATGCCTGAAGCTCTTGCTATCTCCAACGCCACATATTGACGAGCCTCTACAAGCTGAAGGCTCTTAGGATCGAATCCTACTGACTGCATTTCAACATCTGCATTGAGGAATGCTGTTGATCGAGAAGCGCGAGAGTTGCGCCATGCTTCGAGAAGTTTCGCGATGCGCTCTGAAGTTAAATTAGTTCCGTTGCTCTTAAGCACCATCGATGGAACTGGCTCTTTCGCGTATTGAAGCGCGGCCTTCTCTAGTTCGATTGCTGCAACGATTGTTCGACCGCCACGATTGATTAAACCTTCATCTGCGCCATCGAAGCGAATAACTGAACCGACTCCAGCGATAGGAGCAAGTCTGCCATCGACTTCGTAGCCTTCGATCTCGTTCATCGCTAGGTTGTACTTAGGATTGACGCGCTTTGGATCGATGCGAGTCCATGAACGAACGCGACCATCTTCTGCATAAGCATCAAGGACTAATCCGAACCCAACGCCGTAGAGCCAGATATCTTCAGCAAGCCAGTTGTAAACAACGAATCCTGAGACGCGTGGGTCTGGCTGATTGATAACTCTTAAAGGCTCGATGTGTGCGCCAGTAAACTTGTTGTATTGCTCAAGCGGAAGTGATCCGATAGTTCCACAGATGATGTTACGGGCGCGAGCAACCGCTGGAACCGACATAGCAGATGCGCGATCGACTGTCGTAGGAGCATTAAGCAATCCATAGACAGAAGTTGAAAGATTGAAAGGCTGAAGTGAGGCTTCTACATCTGTTTGCTTTTCAGCGACAGGTGGAGCCCCTAGAAAGAATTCTTTTAGTCCCATTAGTGCATATTGTACACTATGTCCGATTTATCCGACCACGATGTCGTACTCCGCTTCTCCGCGAGTCGCAAAGTGGCAGACCATAGCCATAGCAACGGCCGCGCAGATCGTGGCATTAGATACCTTGCGTCCCAGATACCAGCCACCATCCTTGAACGGAAGTTTTACAGCTGAGAGGACTTGTCTTGTGAACTCGTCTTGCTCTGGATGAAATAGTCGCTGGGAAGTGATCGCGGAAAGCATTTCGTCGCAAGCCTGACCATAAACGCTGCCATCGATAGGCGTAGTTGAAATACCTGCTGGCGATAATAAAGCGGCAATAGCCCCAGATGTCTGGCGACTATAAGCAACGGTCTCTGTCTGGTATTTGCGTACCCAATCCGCGACGTCGTTTGCAATTTGTTTAGCATCGAGGTTGATTGGGTTCGTCCACGTTTGGAGTAGAACGACATTGATGTTGTCTCCTTCTTGTTGGGCTGCTACGAGTGAGCCTTCTTGCCTGTTCGGACTTAGGTCGATCGCCATCCATGTGAGAGCTTCTCGATCTAGTTTGAGATCCTTCTTTGCGCCTGCATTCCAGTTACTTGGATTGATTGCTGGATTAACCACCGATACCCATTGGCATAGAAGTTCGGTTCTTACAATAGATTCCTCATCGGACATGGCCGCTTCGAGGTTATCTAAACTGATTGTGTAGCCTGCCGATGGATTGGCTTGCATCCAGGCATTCTTATCTCGGATGTCGCACCCTGGCTCCGCACTCCACTCGAACCAACCGATGCGATCATCTGCACCAGCAGCAGCAGCTAGTCCACGTTCCCGAAGTCGATTAAGAACGATCGAATGCTGATCGCCAGCGTTAGAGAAGATTAAAGTCTGAGGGTTAGGCGTTGCCATCTGGGTATATCGAAGCGATGACCAGACTTCATCATCGTGGAACTCTCGAACCTCATCCATGTAGATCGTATCTGGCGCAGCAATACCACGAGATGCTGAGTTATTGGCTCTCACTAAGTAACGGCCACCAGACTTTAACTTGATCTCCTGCGAACCCTTGGACTCGTACTTCTTGCCGAAGTCATCGACCAGTTTGGCGTGACTCTGAATCGTGTCGTCGATCTTCCAGAAGATTTCACTCGATGTAGTCAGTTTGTGAGCTGTGTGTACCTGTAACTTCTGCCCTAGAGCGAACATTCTCCATAGAATCATGAGTTGCATGAAGGTAGATTTACCATTCTGGCGACTGATAATCACCCCCACTTCCTTGAAATACCACTTGTCGTCCTCGGTGACTTTGCAGATTTCATGGGCTAGAAACATCTGCCATGGAAGCAAATTGAACCCGATTGACTCGCACCACTCGATGAAATCGATGCCGTAAGAAGGTAATTCTGGGGATTTAGTCCATATACGGGGCTCAGTCACACCACGGTAAGCCGTTTGAGGCCCTTCTGAGCCGTTTTCAGCCTGATTAGGTATATTCACTCGGAATCGTCCTGATAGTGGCTTATTGAGGCGTTTTTCGGGTAAAAAGAACCAA